ATCGCACAGGGCCTAGAGCAGCCCCCAGCGGACGCACAGGCGATGGAACAGCAGCAAGCGATGCAACCGGACCCCGCGTCCGCCCCTGAAGGAGCCGAAGCATGAGCGAAGAAACCATCATTGACGCCGCGCCGGTCGAGACGCCCGCAATTCCGCGTGATGAGCAGGGCCGCTTTGCCGAAGCTCCACAGGTCGAAACCGAGACCGTGGAACCGGAAAGCGAAGAAACCGAACAGTCCGAGGACTTGCAAGAACACAAGCCGCGTGGTAAGACGGCGCAGGATCGCATCAACGATCTAACTCGTGCGCGTCGGGAAGCCGAACGTGAACGCGATTTTTACAAAGGGCTCGTCACCCAACCGACGCCAGCTTCGCCCGTCGAGGGCGCGCCGAAGCCAACAGCCGACAGCTTTGATACCTACGATGAGTATGTTGAGGCTCTGACCGATTGGAAAGTCGAGCAGACGATCAGCAAGCAGTCATCGGCCAAAGCGCAGCAGACGACCGAAATGGTACGTGCCGCGTCATGGGATGCAAAGCTGGCAGAGGCGGTGTCAACAATTCCCGACTTCGCAGAGGTGGTCGGTTCGTCTGAGATACGGCTCGCAAAGCACGTTGAGGACGCCATGGTTGACAGCGATCTAGGTGGCCATTTGGCTTATCACTTCGCGCAGCATCCCGAGCTTGTCGAGCGGCTGAACACACTCAGCCCGGTCAAAGCAGCTTTGGAGATGGGGCGGCTTGAAGTGGCACTATCGACGCCCGTTGCCAAACCGACGACCAAGGCACCGGCTCCTGTTAGCCCGATCCGCACGGCACCAGCACGGCAATCGGATTTGGCGAATGTTTCGATGGACGATTACATCGCACTTCGCCGCAAACAAGGGGCTGCGTTCTAAGGTCATCACGAAATTGCCCACGCTGTGAAGCGTCGGCTTTCCCATAGATGGACTTTTTACCATGGCTAACACGCTCGTTACTTGCTCGATCATTGCCAAGGAGGCGCTTGCCGTCTTGGAAAACCAGCTTCAGTTTGCCTCGGTCGTTAACCGCGATTGGGACCAGGAGTTCACCTCCAATCAGTCGCGCGGTTATTCGCCGGGCGCCACGATCAACATCAAGCGCCCGCCCCGGTACAACTACCGCGCTGGCCGCGTTGCTGTGCCGCAGGCGACCGTTGAAACGACTGTCCCGCTGACCCTTTCACAGGGTGGTACGGACCTGAACTTCACCGGTCAGGAGCGCACCCTCTCGATCCAGCAGATGAGCCAGAAGCTTCAGGCTGCGATGGCGACGGTTGCCAACGAAATTGACCGTCAGGGCCTTGATATGGCCCGCCTCAACACGTTCAACACCATTGGCACCCCCGGCACGCTGCCGAACACGCAGGCCCTTGCTCTCGCTGCAATGACCGGCGTCAATCAGCGTCTGGACGAAATGGGCGCTCCGGTGAAGGACGGCGGGCGCTCGCTGATCATGAACCCGGCGTTCAACGCTTCGATGGTTCAGGGCATGGCCGGTCTGTTCAACAACACCGACAAGGTGGGCAAGCAGTTCTCCACCGGGCGGTTGCAGAACAGCTTTGGTCTCGACGTGGGTATGGATCAGAACGTTGCGATCCACACCAACGGCACGGCTGTGGTTGCCACCAACACCGTGAACGGCGCGGGCCAGACGGGTTCGACGATCACCGTCAACGCGCTCAACGGCACGATCACGCGCGGCACCAAGATCACGTTCGCGAGTGTGAACGCGGTCAACCCGCAGTCGCGCGCTTCGACCGGCACCCTGGCGCAGTTCGTGGTGACTGCGGATGCGGCTAACGGCGCAACTTCGATCTCGATCAGCCCGGCGCTTACCCCGACCGGCGCGTTCCAGAACGTGACTGCCTCGCCTGCCAACTCGGCCACCATCACGATCTTCGGCACCGCGTCGGGTTCGTACAACACCAACGTCGGCTTCCACCGCGATGCCTACACGCTGGCGATGGTCCCGATGTACGCGCCGCCTTCGGGCCGGGGTGTGATCGACGTGGCGCAGGAATCCTACAAGGGCATGAACTTGAAGGTGACCGAGTTCTACGACGGCGTGAATGACAACTACATCATGCGTCTGGACGTGCTGTTTGGGTGGGCTGCGACCTATCCTGAACTGGCGTGCATCTACGCAACCTGACGCGGCGACGGGCGGGCTTCGGCTCGCCCTCGTTGTTTGCTCATTCAAGGATTTTTCGAAATGGCTGTTTCTCTCATTCGTTCGTATCAGGGCTATGCCGCAAGCACGGTCCAAGTTTTCGATTCCGTCACCGAAGCGGCGCTGATTGCGCAGGGCATCGCCACGGCTGCAACGGGTTATCCGGTGCAGACCAACGCTCTCCTGCTCGACAGCCCGATCATGTCGATCACGCAGGGCGGCAACTTGTCCTATCAGCCTTCGGGTGCTGGTGTCGCGGTTCCGACCACGCCGCAGGGTCCGCGCATCCTGCCCAACACCAACATCCAGGCGTTCGCTTCGGCGGGCACCAACACCACGATGGTTGCGGGCACGCTGTACCGTTCGGAGATTTTCGTTCCTTTCCTCGCAACGTGGACGGGCATCGGCATTCTGAACGGCACCACGGCGGGCACTGATAACGGGCTTGTTGCGCTCTATGACAGCAACGGCGTGCTGATCACCAACTCGGCTGTTGCGGGCGCGCTTTCGTCTGGTGCCAACGCGTTCCAGAACCGCGCGTTCCTGAACACCGTCACCCTGACGCCGGGCCGGTACTTCATCGCGTATCAGCAGAACGGCACCACCGCCACGATCCGCACCCATGCGGCGGCGAACGGCGGCAACCAGATGACCAGCAGCGCAACTGGCACGTTCGGCACGGTTCCGGCCAGCTTCACCGCTCCGACCACGTTCACGGCGGACGTTGGCCCGATTGGTTGGCTGTATCAGTGAGTAGGCTAGGGGCGGATTTAGGGCCGCCCCGACACCCTTGGAGGGCGGTATGTTCCAAGAATATCCCAAATGGCTCTACGACGGTCTGGAAGGCATTCTGATCGCGGATGCCGAGGAAGAGGCCGCGCTGGGCGAAGGCTACAGCCCGTTCCCTGTTGAGCCTGTGGAGGCGGCAGAAGCGCCGCGCCGGGGCCGTCCTCGCAAGGTAGTGGAAGCATGAACAAGCGCATTTTCCTTGCAGCTTTGGGGCTGCTTGCTTCCAGCGCGTCGGCGCAAACGGTGCCATCGTACACCTATCCCGCAGCGGGCACGCCGCCTGTTGTCCCGCTTCAGTGCGACGATAGCTACGCAAATTGCTTGCCGATCACGACAACCAACCCAACCCGGCTTGCTGGAACGATTGCTTCTGGCGCGGCGGATAGCGGCAACCCGATCAAGATCGGCGGGCGCTACAACGCGACCCCTCCGACGCTGACGGACGGCCAGCGCGGCGATGCGCAGTTGGATTCGCGCGGCAATCTTTCGGTTTTCATTGGCACAAAGAACGGCACTGGCAGCGCATTGGTTCAGGCTTCCACCGACGCTTTGGCGGGGGCAAGCGGCCTGACCAGTGTTTCGCAAAACATGACCTACAACGGTTCCACTTGGGATCGAGTACGCGGCGATGTGAACGGTCTGGTGGTGCAGCCGGGTCTTTCCACCACGTTCTGGACTTACACCAGCGGCACAAGCCCAATTCTTTCCAATACTACCACGGCGGTCACGATCAAGGCTGCGGCGGGCGCATCGGTCCGCAACTACATTGATAGCTGCCAGATCACGACGACTGCGTTCACCACAAGCGTGCCTCTGGCGCTTCGGGATGGCGCGGGCGGCACAGTCAAATGGGCGCTAACTGTTCCGACCACCGGGTTCTTGCAGCCCGTGATCGTCACGTTCAGCCCGCCGCTTCAAGGCACGGCCAACACGCTGTGGGAGATTGTCACCACCACGGCAAACACCGTTGGCACTGTCACAGCCAACTGCGCCGGGCACACAGGCACCTGATATGCCTAGCCCCGTAACCGTCCTGACCATTGTCACCACCGCCATGCGCAAGATCAATGCGCTGGCGGTCGGTGAAACCCCTACGGCTGCGGAATTGGAGGACGGCATCCAAGCGCTCAACGATGTGCTTGAGACGTGGAATATCGAGAATCTGTCAATCTACGGATCAACCCCGACCACCTATGCGACGGTTGCGGGCCAGAACATCTACACCATGGGGCCGGGTGGGAACTGGGATGGCATCCGCCCGACCGCGATCCATGCGGCCTATTGCAGCGTCAACGGCGTTGATTTTCCGGTAGGCGAATGGACGCTTGAGGAATGGATGGGGCAACCGCTCAAAACGGTGCAGCAGCAGATCACCGAGCGGTATGTGTACGTCAATGATGCACCGCTTGGCCGGATCATCCTGTGGCCGACCCCGCTCTATGCGACCACGTTCACGGTAAATTACAACCAGCAGCTCACTCAGGTGACGGGCGGCACGGACGTGCTGAACCTTGCACCAGGCTATGCCCGCGCGCTCCAATACGCGGTCGCGGTCGAGCTACAGGCGGAATACGGCGGGCCGGATGTGTCGGCCTATGCGCGGGCGACCAAGGCAACGATCAAGCGCGCCAACCGCAACACGCCTGTTTCGGGCTATGACAGCCTACTTGTCGGGGGCGGTCGGGTGGTCCCGGCGCGTGGGTATTAATGACCGCCTTTCCGTTCCTCGGCGGCTCGTTCAACGGGCGCTCGCCATCGTTTGACGCACAGCGGACGTTCAACTTGTACCCCGAGATGGGGGAAAGCGGTTCATCGCGCTCGCCTGTTTCGCTGATCGGCACGCCGGGCCTTGCACTGTGGACCACGCTGACGGGCGGCGGCATTCGCGGCATGATCCGGTTTAACGCCACCACGTCGATCATCGTCGCTGGCAACAGCGTCTGGAAGGTGACCAGCGGCAAAACCGCAACTTTGCTGGGTGCAATCAACAACAGCACGCCAACGGTCTCAATGGCTTCAAACGGCTCGCTGGTCATGCTCGTAATGGGCAACTTGAACGGGTATTTCATAGACCCGGCGGCGGAAACGGTGTCATTGATCACGGACCCCGACTTTTTGGGCGGTGGGCGCGTTGATTATATCGACGGGTATTTCATTTGGAATGT